CCTCGCAAACTTGCGGTGGTACTTTAGTGCGGCGGGGACGTACAGTTCTTCGTGGGCGGCTCTCGCTGTCTTTCGGTAGCCCAAGTGGATCCTCTTTCCTTGAAATGAAATTTGAGCAACATACGAGTTATTGTTCTCTTTCCAACTTACTCCCTTATATCCGCTCTTGTTGGTTGCGAGCATTCCACGGTTATGCATGTTCTGGTCATGGGTCGCATCGCGAAGATTGTTTCTTGTGTTGTTCAAGGTGTCCAAGTTGTCTTTGTGGTCTACCTGGCGAGGATCTCCTCGCTTAAAACCCATAACCTGCCGATGCATCGAGTACGTAGAGTTACGTCGGTCGGAAAGTTTGATACCTCGATGAGCATAGAAAGTACCTGTGTGCGGAGATTTAAAGTAGCTCCATTTGAAGAATGCGAGCACATAGTAATCATCCTCATTCACGATGGCCACAAGACCATCTCCGAGGGGTATCACTCGGCAATAAACCCCATCTAGTTTGAAGGGAACAGCGTATTCGGGTCGGCACACTGTTCTGCTTCCATGACCAACACGAAAGCGGCGAGGAAACCCTTTAACGTCTCCCCTCTTGCTGCAATTCTTATCTGCAATTCTAGTCAGTTTTCCACATTCGCAGTGACAGAATCCGTAGGGAATCCTGCACGACGGGTCACCACAGATGCAAAGTGGTAAGATGGGTTTCGATGGGGTTGTCAAGGTTTCTACCTCCCGAGTAGAGACTGCCGGGACTTCCAATCCCGACAGCCCCATTCTACTACTTTTTGTCAGGAATTGTGCAAACCATACTTTCGGTTGTGAGCATCAGCGCTGCCACGCTTGCCGCATTCTGGAGAGCGCACCGAACTACCCGGCAAGGATCGATCACGCCCGCCTGGATCAGATCCTCGAATACCCCCGTCGCCGCGTTGTAGCCAATCCCCGGCCCGCCGCGAACGATGGTATTGAGTATCTCGGTCCCATCCTCGCCCGCATTGGAACAAATCTGGAGTAGGGGCTCGCGCAGGACGTCCATGATAATCGCCATCCCATCGGCCTCGTCATCGGTGGCCCTGTGCTCAGCCATCAGAACGCTCACCGCATCTATCGACAGGATCAGCGCCATACCCCCGCCAGGTACGATTCCCTCCATCACGGCTGCCCGAGTCGCGCACACCGCATCGTCAACGCGGTCCTTCCGCTCGTTCCGCTCCGCCTCAGTGACGGCTCCAACCTTGATAACAGCCACACCGGACGCGAGGCGCGCCAGTCGCTTGCGCAGCAACTCACGCTGGTAGTCATTGTCAGTCGCCTCGATCAGCGACCGCAGCATGGTCATGCGCACATCCTTGGCGTGCTTGTCGCCGTACCCGCCGACGATGGTGGTGCTGTTCTGCTCGACCGTGATCTGACTTGCCCGGCCCAGGTCGTCAACCGTGATGCTGGCCAACTCCCGCCCGCAGTTCTCGGTGAAGGCGTACCCGCCGGTCACGACGGCCAGATCCTCAAGCGCTGCCCGCCGGTCGTCGCCGAATGCCGGCGCCTTGATGACCACAGACCGCAGCACGCCAAGTTGGTTGTTGTGGATGAGCGTCACGATAAACGGCTGGTCGTAGTCACCGACGATCAAGAGAACGGTTTTCTCGCTCTTGCCAATCTCCGCCAGCACGTTCGACAGCTCGTCGGTCATGGTGAACATCTTGCGCTCAGTGAGCAGGATGTAGGCATCGTGCAGCACGGTCTCCAGGCGCTCAGGATTGGTCACGAATGGATGCAGCGGGAACCAGCCGCGGTCGATCTGCATTCCCTCGGACACGGTGAGCGTGGTATCGGCATCGTTCGAGTCGGATATGGTGATAACCCCGTCCCGGCCTACGCGGTGCATGGCGTCGGCTATCAGGTCGCCTATGGAGCGGTCGCCATTTGACGAGATGGTGCCCACCCGGGCGATGGTCTCGTTGTCCTCTACCGGCTGCGCGATAGTCTTGATGTGCTCGACCACGACAGCTACGGCTTTGTCGATGCCGCGCTTGAGGGCGACAGGGTTGGCTCCTGCGTCAAGGCACTCCAGACCCTTCTGGTAGATGCGCTGGGCCAGCAGGGTAGCCGTGGTGGTGCCGTCTCCCGCCTGGTCGCTCGTCTTGCTGGCTGCCTCACGGATGAGCTGCGCGCCGGCGTTCTCGTAGGGGTCGGCTAGGTCGCGGACTTCCTTGCTCACAGTCACGCCGTCCTTTGTAACGACTGGCGGCCACATGGGATTACGTTCGAGGATGATGCAACGGCCCTTTGGTCCGAGGGTTGCCGTAACAGTGTTGGCCAGCGTGTTGACGCCGCGCAAGAGTGCCGCGCGGATTTCCGGTCCTGATAAGACTTTCCTGCTCATGCTTCGATCTTCCTTTCGGTTATGCCGCCAGAACCCGATCCAGCGTGTCGATCAGCGCCAGTACCCGCGCGCTGGTTGGCGGTTTACGCTCCTGGTCGAGCACCACGGCCAGCGAGAGCAGCGTTTCGTTCCCGCAGGCGCAGCGGGTTGACGAGTTACCGACGATGCCGCAGGGGCAGAGGTACGCTTCCGAGATGTGCATGTGGAGCGTTGGCGGGGTCATTGGATTCCCCCTTTGCGATATACTTGCGGCGCGAAAAGGTTTGGTTGCCTTCTGGCCGCATCGAGCAGCGGAAGTGTACAACTGAAACGTGTTGCGCTGGTCCCGTCAAAGCTCGTCGCGCCACAATGTGCTGCCATCCTGATGCGCCGACGGGAATTTACTCGGGCCACATGATACCAGCGACCAAGGGACGCCGCCGCAACGCCCCAATCGTGCATGGTCGATAACTTGTATTCGGTAGACCCCCCGAGAAATATGCCAAGATGCGGCCATGCGCGGAGAATCGCAAGTACAGCCTTTGGGTCCATTCCGTCCTGTACTGGGAGCAAGAGTGAGCGATACCCTCTAAGCCTCGGAAGCCAACTAATTGAAAGGGCGAGACTATTTCCGCCACCACCGACAATATCTGGAAGAACAATAAAGTCCGCGCGAACAGCCGACTTATCCACTAATCGCTCAAACGGCTCCGGCTGGAACGGAATACCCTTCTGGTGGCAACCCCACGCACCATTGTCGATACAATGCTTTAGCCCTTCTCTCTCGATAGGGTTATCTGGAGTCAGCATAATGCGCCATCCAGAAGCGAGGAGCGCCGCTAAGTTCCGTTTCGTTCCTGTGTTGGATGCGTAGCCTATCATTCGCCGTCATCCTCGATGATGCCTTCCACTTCCTCCAGCCGCAGCAGCTTGTGTTTGACGCCGTTGTGCATCACGTCACGACCGGCGTATTTGGTGTACTGGATGCGCTGGCCCACTTTAACCGCATAGTCTCCGGCTACAGGACAATCAGTGAGTCCGCAGGTACAACGAATGTTCGGCCCCACGGCCACCACGATTCCCTCTGTAGGCGCTTCCTTTTGGCTGGGCGGCTCAGCCAGCCCTGTGGTCTTCTTGGCGATTGGTGCGTCGGGCAGGACCAGCAGGCGGTCTCCGAGGGGCTTGAATGTTCTCATGATTTTTTCTCCTTGAAAAGCTTAGGGTCCGCGCCGTAGAGTATCTCTGCTTGCCGCTGAAGGCGCTCATTGGCGTCCCAAAACTGTTCTGCTATGCTCGGCACCTCCGGCCACTCGTCAATCGTGATCTTCGGCAGCGTTTCGAGCTTCGGCTTCTCGTTGAAATTGCGGAATGTAACGCGCTTCTCCCAATCGGCCAGTGCCGGAAAGCTCGGCACCCATTCGCGCAGGTAACTCTTGATTAAATCGGCGGTAGCGTCGTGGATATAGACAACCATCGCGTGGTGCGTGGGATGCAGTATAAGCTGAAATGCTATCGCTCTAGCTTGCCTGTAGGTTCTGCCGCTATGCGTCATCGTGTTTTCTCCTTGATCTTTCTGTGACAGTCGCAAGCGCATTTGAGCGAGTAGCAATCCGAGCATCCGGTGTGAACCCTGCCGCGCTTGCAGGCTTTCGATATCCAGCCGGGCTCGTTGGTGGGGCTGTCGTGCATCGCGCTAACTCGGGCGTGGATTCGGGATTCGAGAACTGTGCGTCCGGACTTCATTTCCGATTCCTCCAGAGGCAACATCCAGGTACAAATTCACACTTCACGATTCCCGTTTCTCCGTCACGGCATTTCGCGCGGATGATCTCGTCGGCATCCGTTGAAGCTCCATCGTAATACTTTGGCCGATGGAGAAAGTCTACGTTATCCGCCTTATCCTCGATGTTTCCCGACTCTTTCAGGTCGGCCAGCGTTGGCCTGAAGTCTTTGTTCTTCGTGCTGGCCCTGGTCACTTGGCTGTACACCACAACCGGAACGTCAAGTTCCATCGCCATATCTTTCAGGGCCTGCACTTTGTCTCCGACGATCAGATCAAAGCGCTTACCCTTCTCGTAGAATCCCTCGTTAGAGAGTCCCGATAGCTGGTCGATCACAATTGCGTCCAGCTCGCCAGAGCGTTTGAGTCTCGCTGATCTTGCTCGGATACTGGCAATGCTCATCGAACTCCGTTGATCCCAGAAGATTGGAAGAGTCTTGAAGATTTTGAGCGCATCGTCGATGTAGGCTTTCTCGACCCAATCCAACGTCCCGCGCTGGTACGCCTTGAAGGAAACTGTTGCGGACCCGCAAAGCATTCGACCGACAAAAGATGCTTTTCTCTGCTCATTCAGAAACACGGAAACAGACTTACCCCGCGTTGCTATCTGCCAGGCTATCGTGCAGGCGTGAGAGGTCTTCCCCATCGAGGTTCGCGCGCCTATGATGGTCAACTCCCCGGGATGCAAGCCCGCCGTCATCTCGTCGTAGTCGTCAATCCCTGTCCTGATCCCCGGAACGCGCGGCGCAAAGACGTCATTATGGTCAAGCCATTGGCCCACCGATTCAAGATCAGCGCCCTGCATGTTGCTGTCAACGGCGTCCTCAAGGTCCCGCATGATCGACGTGATGACCGTCTCGCCTGGCTCGAACTGGTCGGCGGCGCGCGCATAGCCCTTGTTGCAGATCAGCATTGCCTTGCGGAGCAGCGACTTGTCCTTGACAATCCGGATGTAGTCGGAAATTACCGGCCGGCGCGGCAAACCCTCGGTCAGCGAAAAGAGATAGGCCCGGCCACCGATGGCGTCGAGCTCCTTGTTGCGGTCCAGCTCGTTGGCTAGGGTAACAATGTCCACCGCGCGGAATGCGTGCATCAGGTCGGCTATGCGCTGAAAGATGCGGCGATGGCTGTCGTGAGAGAAATCGTCCGGCCTGAGGTGCTCCTCGGCTTGGGCAAACGCCTCGTTGTCGAGAAGGATGGCCCCGAGGATGGTCCGCTCCCCGTCGATTGAGGCGGGGAGAGGATCGTCGTAATTGAGTTGATCGGTCATGCGTTCTTTCTACCAGCCCTCGTCAATCTGCTTCTTGTGCTCGTCCGCCAGTTCCTTCGGACCCGACTTCTTCTTCGCCGCCAGCCTGGTGCCCGTCTTATCAATCAACTTGTCGTCTTCCATGCGGTCGATCAGGTGTGCGGCCTGGACGTAACTGACCCGCAACTCGCGCTGGAACAGGCCCGCCGTGACTTTGGGGTGGTTCTTGAGCGTCTTGAGTGCCGCCTGCCAGATGGCATCGTCGCTGGATGTGTTCTCGGCCTGGGCGAGTTGATCCTTGAGCGTGGCAGGGAACGGCTCTGGTACGCCCATGGACTCGCGGACCTCGGATTCAAACGTCTCGGGGAGTGCGGGCTCCTGTGCTACCGCTTCCTCGATGGGCTCCGGCTGGTCGGTCGCCGTCTCGTCCTGCTTGCCAAAGAACTCGGCGATGTTCTCCTCCGATTGCTCGGGCGGGACCACGACTACCGGACCGTTGAGGGCGTCGTCAAATGGTAACTCCTCTTGGCGCTCGCTCAGCGTCATGGCCCTGGTCTTGACGACGACACCCTGCGGGTCAGTGTAAGTGACCTCGCCGACATTGGGCAGATTGTAGGTAATGTCGCATGGGATGTTCTCCATGGTGAATCCGTTGGCGAGGTTGCGAGAGAGGGAATTGATGGTCAACTCGACGCCCGACTTCCGCTCCTTGATCTGCGACTTCATCACGGCCTCTTCGTCCTCTATGTCGGCCATGCGGTTATGAGCTTGAGCGAGATCAGATCCCATCTGCAAGCGCTGCTCCGTCGTGAATTCGCGGCGGAGGTAGAGTGTTTCCTTTGTTGCGCGGGTCGTTGCCATGACTATCCTTTCAATTCAAAATGCTATCTGGAACCTCAAAGAATCCGAGCGCTCCCTTGAATGGAATCGCCTCCTCAAGTGCCATTGGATTCCGTAACACGAATCCGAATTTACCTTGGAAGAAAGCTGAGGGGTGGTTTTTTACGCAATCCACAATTTCTACGGTTCCGATGAGGCATCCTCCGCTCATGCGCATGTCAAACCAGTTTGGAGGTGGCAATGTAATTCCATCTTCGCATGCCATCATCTCGACATCATTACAATCGTTCTCGACCTCGCGCTGATTCCACCACTTGCCAGCATGAAGATACACTCGACCGCGAACATTGGTATACCAGTCCCGATTTTCGATAGGCTTCCCGTGAAGAATTGCCCACCACCACGGCGCTCTAACGCTCAACGCTTTCATCGCTTGCCTTTCAGTAAGTGAACTTCTCGGGTGTCGAGCGAAGTATCTTCTCCCGGCCCGGTAAGGGGTGCGTTTCGCACCAGATGGGTGACGACAGGCAAATTGAGAAAGAACCGCTGCCGTGGCAAATGTCGCAGGTTACGTTGTCCTCGGGGTCAGCGCAGCAGCAGCAATCCTCCCCGCAATCGTGGCCGGTGACGCCCTCGCCGCCGCAGTTCTGGCATTCCTCGAAGGTGATAGATGAGCCGCATCGTCCGCCGGTTGCTGTTTCCGTTGTGGTAGTTTCCCAGCGCGCAGCATCGCGTTACGCCGGGCCCCTGCCGCCAACTTCACGCTCTGCTCCAGTCGTTTCAGCACGTCGATGCGCGCCAGCGGTATCGTCTCCAGAAATGACAGCAACGCAAGGTACTCGTCCGGCGACATGCTGCCCTTGCGGTCGTTGCAGGACTTGCAGGGGTACTCCAAGTTATCCAGCCCCATCGATCCACCCCGGCTGAGTGGCTTGGCGTGGTCTACCGCCAGGTCGCCGAGCGTGAAGAAGCCACGGCAGTAACGGCACTGCATCGCTCCATCATCGTGCCCGCCCAGGGCTGCCAGAATATGCGCGCGGAACTCCTCTTTCGTAAACGGCAGCGGCGGGAGTTTCTTCTTCTCCATGCGGGTCTGCATGGAATCGTACCGGCTGCCCGTCAGCGATAGGAATCCGCTCTTGGCCTTGTTGGCGAAGAGAGCACCGACGCCGGCGGGACGCTTCATTCGTCATCCCTTAGCGGGTCAGCCCAGAACACAATCGACTTATCATCGACGGTAACGGTGACAGCGTGGCGCAGCCGCTTGGCAGTCTCGATCTGAGCGCAAGCAACCGGTGTAACGTCTACGCGCCCAATGACAGTCGCCTTGCACGGCCATTCGTCTAGCCAGTGACGGCGAACACGATCAATCAACTTCTCCAACTTCGCAACGCGCGCCTTATACTCGCGCGCCTGCTTCTGGGTAATAGGTGCCATGACTATTCTCCAATCACTCGTACGTTGTCAGCTTGCTGCCCCTTTGCGCCCTGGACAATATCGAACTCGACACGCTGGTCCTGCTTGAGTTGCTTGTAGCCGTCCATCTGGAGAGCGGAGTAGTGCACGAAAATGTCGTGCCCGTCTTCGCTTTTGATGAAGCCGAATCCCTTGCCGTTATTGAACCAAACTACCGTACCTTTCATGTCACTCTCCCTCGATCTTCCCGTCAACGACGACTGCCTGATTGCGATGGATAGGGCAAACGTCGATGGTATCGTCAAGTCTCGTCATTCCGAAACCTGCGTCAGTATGCTGCCTTCCAAGTGTTCGCGCGCAGTCGTTGCACATTTCCGCATCGCAGGTCTTTCCGTTGCCAACCGGAAAGTCGCACATTTTGCCTTCGGAATACTTCTGGTGACAGAACTTACACTCCTGCTTACGTCCGCCTCGGCCACGATTGACGTGTACCACGGTCCCGTCTGCCATCCTGTACCATTCGCAAGGCATGATATAACCTCTGAATTGTGAGGCGCGGGCTGCCGATGCCGGCCGGTTAGTCCTCCATGGTAGCCCCGCGCCCTCCCGGTTATGGCCGGAAGCCTTTAATGCCCGGACCCGGACCCGTCCCCGGACCCGTCCCCGTACCCGGACCCGTACCCGTCCCCGTACCCGGACCCGGACCCGTACCCGGACCCGGACCCGTACCCGGACCCGTCCCCGGACCCGTCCCCGTACCCGTCCCCGTACCCGTACCCGGACCCGTACCCGGACCCGTACCCGTACCCGGACCCGGACCCGGACCCGGACCCGTACCCGTCCCCGTACCCGGACCCGGACCCGTACCCGGACCCGGACCCGTACCCGGACCCGTACCCGTACCCGTCCCCGTACCCGTACCCGTACCCGGAAGGTTTTACGCTTTCCATTCAGGAACGGCTTTGATTGAGGTCTCCGCTTCGGGAGTTACTTCGAGAATTTCAACTGCTTCGGTGAGGGTGACTGACGGGACAGCCACAGGAAATTTACATTCCTTTGGTTTCGACGTTCCCGCCACCGCAAGCTGTGACAGGGAAGCTGCGCCCGACCAGTACCACAGCCGCCGCGCATTGGTTAGCGTAACTTCTTTGCCGTCACGCGATTTGAGATTGCCCGCGAAGACTCCAGCGGAGTAAGTTCGCACGATAACGTACTTCAGTTTCGGCATTGCCTTTCCTTTCTGTTAAATGGTTTACGTCAGCCGCTCCACCTTCGTCACCGGCACGTCGCCGCTGCGGTCGAGCGTCAAGAGATAGAACACACTGTTTGCAGCCTTCGGAATCTCCCGGCGCAGGTCAGATTGCAGCACGATCACCTGGTCCAGCCCGGCCCCCATCAGCGCCCGGTACATCTGGCCCCGGTTGGCGTCGAGGAACATATCAGCCTCGTCGATAACCACAAAGCCAAACCCGCTCACCTTGGCTAGAGCCACCTGAAACGCAATCGAGAAAGCATGCTTCTGGCTCTTGCTGATCGTCCGCAGGTTGTAGACCGCATCCTTGCCGGCGAATGACAGGCTGAAGGCGAACGGATCGAACTGCAGGTGACAGGCGTAGCCCCAGGTTGCCAGCACCTTGTTCATGCTGCGCTCAAACCCGCCTACGTGCTCGTCGAGGAGTTTGGCCTGGATGCCCTTGGCGCCGAAATACTCAACCAGCCGCTCCAGTAGTCCCTGCTTGGCGTCGAGTCGCGCCTTGGCGTCCAATGCCTGCGCGTAGGCTTTGCGGGCGTCGTCGGCCTGAATGGCTGCCGTCAGCGCGGCATTCCCCTTCTCGATGCGGCTGTCAAGGTCGGCAATCTGGAGATCCACGTCGGTTGTGTCGGGCTGGGCCGTCTCCTGGTTCTCGGCAATCTCCGCTTTCAGTTCGGCGATGTCCTTCTCGACGCCGGCGATGTGCTCGTCTACTAGCGCCAGGTTCTTGACGGCCTGCGCGTGGGCAGCCAGTACCCGCTCGGCACCCTCGTAGTCGCCCAAGAGCTTGCGGGCATCCTGCAGGTCGAGCGCTTGGTCTGTAAGAAATTCACACTTTTCCGCTATCGGAACTTCGATAACAGCGAATACTTCTGGCGTGATAGCTTGGCTGCAAGTTGGGCAGACCCCCGCCTCGCCAAGATCATTCAATTTAGCCAGCGTTCGGCGGACCTCAGCCAATGCGCCGGCGTTCTGCTGCATCTCAGCCTCGAGCTTCTTGCCCTTCTCCGCGCCAGCCGCCAGCTTCTCGGCCTCCTTGAGCGCCTTGGCTGAGAGTAGTTCCTTGGCGACCACCGCGCGCCGCTCCTGCTCGGTGGCGATCTTGAACTCCAGGCCCTGCACCTTACCGGCCAGCTTGCCGCGCGCATCATTGGCCCGCTGCCAGCCGTCGAGCACCTTCTGACGCTGCAACGCCAACTTGGTGCGCTGGTCCTGCCGCTCATTCAGCCTGGAACGTATCGACTGCGGGTCCATCTCCTGCACGGCGACCGGATCCGGCTCCCGCCAGTCCTTGAGCGTGCGGTTGATGGCCTTGCGCTCGTTGTAGGCCTGATCGTAGGCGAGAACGATCACGTCGAATGCCTTGAGGCTCCAGTCCACCTGCAGCCCGCACTGGTTGACCGCTCCTTCCACCCAATCGTCCCAGACTACCGACGTGGGCAGGATGATGCCGGCGAGGAACTTCTTCAGCCGCGCATCGTCCATGTCGAGGGCGTACCGTCCATTGCAGAGACAGTCAAGCACTTCCCGCTTCATCGCCAGCCCGGCCAGGTAATCGCTGCCGGTCCACGATTCGTCGGCGGGATCTTTGATGGTGACGGTGCGGCCCGACTTCTCGGTGACACTGCAACGCATTTTTATCAGTCTGCCGCCGTCTTCGATCTCAGCGGTAATGGCTGACTTCTCGGTGCCGCGGCGGATCAGGTCGCGTGAGCCGGTGCCTTTATCATCGGTTGAAGCGCTGCGGCCAGTGAGGAGCATCTCGATGGCCTGCTCGACGCTGCTTTTCCCGGCACCGTTTTCGCCACGGAAGCAGGAGAGCGTATCCAGCGGCATCATGCTGTCTTTGTGGGAGAGCCAGTTGTAGAGGTGTAGAGACTTGAATTTCATGCCGTACCTTTCCTTTCGTTTGAATTCCCGCCGCCTCTTCAGGTTTACGTGCATCGCAGAGCACAATACCAGGGCGCGACGGCGGGAAACTTGTTTACCAGAGCCCCTTATCCTCGCCTGCGTAGGGGTACTCCGGCTGAGCTTGTTGGGTTTCCTGCGCGGGCTTCTGCTCCTGCGCCGGTTCGGCCTGCTGCGCTTCCTGCGCGGGCTGCGCCTCGGGCTGTGGCTCAACCTGCGGCGCCTCCTGCTGCCTCTTGCCCGCCGACTGCGCCCGCTTTTGGATCACAGCCTTGACCGCCTCGGTCTTGCTGATCGACTGGTCGATGATCGCCTTGGTTTGGCTCGAAACAAACTCAGGGCTTCCCTCGATGGTCTGCGCCTCGTCATTGTCGATGATGCCAGAGACCGAGAATGCCACACGTGCGCACTGCACGAATGCCCGGTTGCGCGTCATGCGGATTGGCATCGTCTGCCAGGGGATCGACTCACGCCGGCACTCGTGGGTGTACTCAGTGACGACAACCGGGAGCGCACAGTCCTTGCGGTGGATCTTGCATGTGACGGCGCGAATGTTGCCCTTGTCGTCGAAGTGTTCCTCGAACTCGATGCCGTTCAGTTCCTGATGCCGGTTGACGATTGCCGCCCATCCGTCCACGCCGACGACGATCAGGAGCTTGCCCTTGGAGCGAAAGGCGTAGATTTCCTTGGTGAATGGATTGAGGTTGTAGGCATTGCAGACGATCAGGGCCGCCGCAACTTCCTCGTTCGACAAGGGAGGTTCTTTGTCGCTGCCCTTGAAAACAGTCTGAGCTACGATAGCTAGGACTTTGTTGGGTTCCAGGTCGTACCGCTCGCCAAACTTGGCGATGATACCTTGACGCGGGGGGATGGTTGCTAACTGCTGCTGCTGGTCTGCCATGACATGCCTTTCTTAAAGTGTTGGGCGACATATGCGGATCGCCCAGCTAAACCAGAGTGCCGCCTCACCCTTGCCCTTTACAAGCGGCACTTTGCCTCTATCGGCATTGGGATGTCGGTTACTTCTTCCACCACGCCCGCAAGTAAGCCGTGATCTCTTTCGGCGCCGTGAATTCCTTGACCACATCGGGATGTAGTGGGCCAACCTTCTTGCCAACCTCGCTCCAATTGGTCGCGTCTTTGGTCTCCGGCCGCACCCAGCCTATCGAACCGAGAGGCGTCACGCATTTTTGAGCGTCGCCAAGCAGTGCCCGGAGATGGTTGTTCGCCAACTGCTTCCGCTCCGCCGCTTCCTTCTCCTCGTCGTCGGCGGCCTTCATCTCGCTGGCCCAGTGGAGTATATCGGGAGTCGGGCTGAGTACCTTGCCGGTGTTGAGGCTGAACTTGCGCGCGAGATACTTGCCGTAGCTCTCGCTCTCGTCGATGTCCGGCTCGACCTGCTTGAGTACGTTATCAAACCAAAACGACCGGCAAGCCTCGATCATGTTCTTCTCAAGCTCTAGATCGCGCTCGATGCGGTACTGCGCCAAGGTGTTACCGGAGAACAGGACGCCAAAGTTCCAGCCGCGCGCATTGCAGACGGCGGTATACCAGGCGGCCTGAACCAAGTAATGCGCCGGAACTTCGTCCGATCCTTCCGGCCCCCACTCGTCGCTTTTGCGTGAGGCACATTTGATTTCGAGCCCAGTGTTGACCGATGGCATCCACCCATCCGGCGCGCCAAGCATCCACGGCTCCGACCCCTCGATCAGCGTTGAATCGCGCCAGGGCCGGGACTTGGGGAAGATGGGCGCAAGGTCTGCCGGTGCGGTGACAGCTACACCAAACCGCTCAGCGTAACGACCGCGCACGATTGGCTCAAGAGCGCTTCCCCAGTAGAGGCACTCTTTGTCTAACTCGGGCTGGGCGCCAGGGTTGACCTTGCCGGCGTAAATGTCGATGGGGCGCTTCCATGGGCTCAATCCCAAGATAGCACTGGCGTCCGTTCCGCCGATCCCGCCAGCGCGTGATGTCGCGTAACTCTCTTTCGCTTCGTATACCGCCATTACAGTGCCCCACCTTTCCTGAGCAAATACACCACATGCCCGGCCAGTGTCCGGCCCATCGCCTCCGCTTCAGCGCGCAGCTTGTTCGCGTCTTTCGGCGTGAGGCGAATCCCGATTACCACCGTCCGATGGATTGCCGGCTTGCGATTCGCTTCCCTTTTTCCTAAAACTCCCATTGGTCTACCTCGACGCTTACCACGTTATCCTATGTTTGCGGTGTTGTCAAGCAGGTGTATTTCCGACTCCATCCGCGCCTTCTTGCCGTTCCGCGCGAATCTGTTACCGACCACCCATTTACCAGGGCAGAATGGGCAGGGGTAGCTGTTCATCTCAACCCCGTACACCACCTGGGACGCCTTGGCCGCCTCGTCCGCCCGACGCTCGGAGTTGTAGTGTCGCTTGCCACGACACGCTGACGCCCACTTATCGCTCATCTCGCGGCCTCGTGCTCATTCCGGCGCTCGCTGGTCGCGCTTATCGAGAACCGCGTCGCCCGTGTAATCTCTTCCTGCCAGCGCTGACGTTGGGTTAGTTGCGGATCGCGCTCTAACCCCGCCTGCACCGCGGCGCGCTCGGCGAGATACTGGTCCGCATCCGATAACTTCTCGGGTGGGTTGATAACTCCGCGCTGTAACGTCCAGACTTGGAGGTAGGTGGTCATTGTCCCGCCAACTCTATCTTGGCTTTGGTTGCTTGGAATTGCTTCACGTCGTAGACCAACAGAAACGCCGTTAGTTGGCCAGAGTAGATGCCTCCAACCACATCTCCTGCAACGCCGATGGTAACTTGCGTGCCTGCCTTCACTTTTCTCAAATAGGTGATGTTCTCAGCAGGCGCAAGGCGAATATCGGCGTTGTCTGCACACATTTGCTTGAGGATGTCGAAAGAGTTGACCGTCATTGCGTGCCCCCCGCCAATTCCCGTCGGCGCGCGATCGTCCACGCTGCTTTGAAATCCCTCTCGGTCTGAAACTTGACCTTACCCGCCTCGGCCGCGTCCCACGAGAACGCACCGGTCATGGGGTGCCGGCTCAGCTCCGCCAGGCCGTCGGCCACGGTGCCAGCCCCCATCACCTGCAGCGCATGCATCAGCCGCGGCGGAATCGGCGGCGCCGGGATGGCATCCTCGAGCATTTCACCCCGCACAAAGTCGAAGTGACGCTCGGCGTCATTGCGCACGCGAATGTCCGGCCCGTAGATCGGCCCCCGGTCCTGCCAGGTCTTCTTGTGCCGCTTGAGCCCCAGGAGCAGCCACGCGAGATCCGCGGCGTACTCGGCCTCGAGGATCGGCTCGGTGATGTCGCCAAGAGTCGGCCAGCCTTTGCTGGTCAGCGCTACCGTGTTGAATGCGGCGGCGAGCTGGTCACCAGAGAAGGGTGTAAGGTGCTGTGCCCACGACTTCATCAGGCGTGGATTCTCCGGCTTGTCGAGCGCCTGGAGTAACTCCGCCACCGCCGCCGCTATCTGGACCGCCAGTGGCTCCGAGTTCTCGAAGCACTTCCTGTACGGATTGCGATTGTCTTCCGTTTGCTTTGCCATTGCCGTTGCCTCCCTGCTCTGGTCGTTCGTAAACATCTGTCCATGAACTTCTTACCGAGGCTTCGAGCGATTTAACCGGGTCTGATCCTCGCTCTTTGAATTCAGCAAGCTTTTTGATGATCCTGAAACGTATCCCATCCGTCATCGCCGCGCGCTTCTTCTTCCGCATATCCTCGTAGTCAAACCAGAGAGACTCAGGCAGCCACTCAGGGAGAGAAACAGCGGGCACGCGCTTCTTTACCGAAGTAGAAGATGAAGAAAGAGGTTTCATTTCAGTTACATCGGTGGTTACATCTTGGTTTCCATTTCCTTTTAATTTCTTAGATTTACGCCAATTATGCAACTTCTCTCTATTCTCCGCTCGCAAATCTTCATCTCGCAACATGCGCCGATTTATGAGTGATCCGGTGCGCTTGTCACGCTCTGTAACCCCACGGTCAATGAGTGTCTGTATGGTTACATTTAGGTTCGCTAGGTCAATCCTTAGAACACTTGCGAGCACTTCGTCGGTCATGGCCCGTCCGCCGAGCATAAGTTTTCCGCGAACTTCGCTTTCGTGCATGAGCATCAGCATTTCAAACCAGACACCGCGATCATGGAAGTTGAGGGATTGAACCCCGACATCCTTGCGCCAATCGCCTGGATAAAATTGAATAGCTGGTAGCTTCGTCATTTCAGCCTTCCCCTAAGTGAGGCCGGCAGGGAGAGCTTAGGGACTCTCCCCACCACTGGAGCGTTACCGCTCTTTCGGCCCCCGACCGTCGCCGGGGTCACCTTGAGTCCATCGCTGGGCGCGCCGGACACATTCACCATACGCCCGCCGGGCGAAATCGCACAACTATTTTTCTACGGCGTCACCCACCCCGGGTAGTCCTGCGCGATGGTCGGCTCGGCCGTCACCACCACAGTCCCTTCGCCGCCGCACCGCGGGCAGATGCGCGAGTAGCTATTGATCATCGGCCTGCCATAGATCGTCGACACGTCAACCATGCGCCGTAGCCAGCCGGTCCCCTCGCAAGCCTGGCAGCGGGTCATAGCGCCGCCTTGTCGCGCAGAAACTTTAGCGCCAACGTCTTGCGCACGAGATCGGCCAGTGTCAAGCCGGCGTCGATAGCTGCCTTTTTCATGGTCGTGTGCAGGTCCTTTGAGATTGAGATACGAATGTCGGGCATGATTCCCTTTCATGTGGCGCACCCGCCCATCTCTGAGCGGGTGCTGTGTGGCCTTGTCCATCGGATCCGCGCGTTCATTCCTGGACGCCATTGATGGACAGGTGGCGGTGGGTGGGTGCGACGGGGTGGTTGTGGCGAAGCGTTTGCTGTGAAGCTTTATGGTTTCCAGTTTTGCCCGCCAATCCACGTCAGGCGGGTAAATATTGCGGCCATGAAAAGCACTTCAATGGCTGCAGGAATGCCGAGCACGCATAAGAGGCTCATAATCCTCCCACGAGCGCCAGCGCCCACGTGAGCAGCCACCAGGAAAGAAACAGGGCGATGCCTACTTTGAGCGCAATGCGCGCCCTACGGGGCAGCGTGCGGGGCTCAGGGCGCAGGCGCACAGTGGCCCACGGGTTAGGCTGGTCGGGCATCTCGGACGCGGACGGGGCGCGGAAATGGTGATTCATTTGGCATCCTTTCCGTCCGCCTTCAATCGCAGCGCCGCCGCTTTGGCAAACTGAAACGCCGAGACGCGCTCCTCGCTTTCGTCTGATCCGTCGTCTGGAAATTCTTTCAGGTTACTGTTGCGAATACCAATTTTTCCCCAATCGTCAAGCGAATTCCAGAGGCATCCCATACGCACCCAACGTGAGCCATCCTGAAACAAAACAACCCACACGGTATAGCGATAGAGTCCAGTAAAGACGTGCAATGCCTCAATTTTTTTACCGATCAGGTCGGCATCGCGCAGGTTGGCACCGCTCAGGTTGGCACCGATCAGGTAGGCACCGCTCAGGTTGGCCTCGCGCAGGTTGGCACCGCGCAGGTCGGCACCGCGCAGGTTGGCATCGCGCAGGTCGGCACCGCTCAGGTTGGCACCGCGCAGGTCGGCACCGCGCAGGTTGGCATCGCGCAGGTTGGCACGTTTGGCAATTGCATCAA